AGGGTGACCATGTCGTACGGGTAGTGTTTGAGCAACCCGTCCCGGCACGGGTAGCGTCACCCGTCACGGACGTAGAGGATGCAGAGTGGACAACGTGACGCGCACGCGCGGAATCCAAAAGGTACGCGCGCGAGGACGGAGGGCGGAGTCCCCTGATGACGCGACACGCCGCGAGACTAACCCATCTCAGCGAGTTTCAAGTCCTCAGAAATCCGGCTCTCTGAAGTCTGGCGGTCCTGTTATCTCGCTTCCTGGGCTTCATAGCGGACAGGAAAGAGTGGAGCAGATGTTGTCGGAGCGGCGGTTTGTGGCCCTGATGTGTGGGCGCCGCTGGGGCAAGACCAAGTATGGGGTCCGCCGGGCCGCTATCGTGGCTTTGGATGGTGGGTATGTGGGCTGGTTTGCCCCCACCTATAAGATTGCGGGCGAAGCGTGGCGAGAGATTGTGAATCGCCTAGGCCCTGCCGCCAGCAAAATCAGTCAAGACGACCGTCGTTTAGAGCTGAAGAGTGGCGGGGTGATTGAGGTCTGGACGATGGATGCGCCAGACCCTGCCCGTGGCCGCTTTTATGACCTTGTCGTGATTGATGAAGCAGGTATCGTAAAGGGTCTGCTTGCCATCTGGCAGGCGGCGGTACGTCCGACGTTGACCGACCGGAAGGGGAAGGCTCTGTTTCTAGGCACCCCAAAGGGCCGTTCAGGAGAATACGCACGGCTTTTCGCAAACGCTGAACGCGGCGAAGACGGCTGGGGCGCTATCCGGGCCGAGACCCTTGACAACCCGTGGATTGACCCTGAAGAAATCGACCTCGCCCGCAAGGAGTTGCCCGAGGAGATTTTTAATCAAGAGTATCGGGGCATTCCTGCGGACGACGGCGGCAATCCATTTGGCCTGAAAGCAATTCAGGAATGCCTTATGGAGATTTCTCCGCTTGTCCCAGTTATTTATGGCATCGACCTTGCGCGTGCGGCCGACTACACGGTATGTATCGGGTTTGATGAGTATGCCAATGTGTGCCGGGTTGAGCGATGGCAGGCCTCATGGATGGAGACGCGCCGTAAGATTCTAAGCATTGTTGGCGATACGCCATGCGTGGTCGACGCGACTGGCGTGGGCGATGCCATCGTGGAAGACTTGCAGACGCTTGGCGTGAATGCGACAGCGTTTAAGTTTACCCAGCCTTCTAAAATCAGCCTGATGCAACGCCTGATTACCGCCATTCAGACGCGGTTCATTGGCTTGCCGCGTGAGGCAGGCTGGTTAACCGGGGAGTTGGAGATGTTTGGGTATACCTATACCCCAAATGGTGTCAGGTACGAGGCACCCCCCGGCATGCATGACGACGGCGTCATGGCCCTTGGCCTAGCCCTATATGGGTGGGACCGGGTGCAATGCGCGAAGCCCGACCGCCTTATGGCCCCTCGTGCCATTCCTGACGACCCAGGCCTTGCACTTTCGCTTGGCGAAGCGCATATTGATGGGTATTCAGGGATTTCCCAACTTCCCGCAGGATGGTAACATGCCCAAGATGACGATTGTGCTTTCCAAGAAGAAGCCTGATATGGCGAAGCCGGAAGGCATGATGTGCCCGAAGTGTGGGGCCGAACTGAAAGATACGCCCGAGAATCGCAAGTACATGAAGATGCGCGAGGACGAGGCGACTGAGGACGAGTACGAGGACGAGGACTGATGGCGTCCCCGGCCTGGCAACGCAAAGAGGGGCAGAATCCCGAAGGCGGACTGAACGCTAAGGGCCGGGCGTCGCTTCGTGCCGAAGGGCGGGACATCAAACCCCCCGTCAAGCGCGAAGAGGCACAACGGAGTCCGACAAGTGCGAAGCGACGCGTTGCGTTTTGTAAGCGCATGCGTGGCATGAAGAAGAAGCTGACCAGCGAGAAGACGGCGAACGACCCGGATTCTCGCATCAACAAGAGCCTCCGAGCCTGGGACTGCTGATGCGTCTCGTCGACCGCGTCATGATGTTTATGTTCGGGAAGAAGCGGCCGACGCCGCGCGCCTTGCCCGAGCCACACCTACTGGACCGCGTGTGCCAGAACTACGGCGCAACGTACCAGCGCACGCTCTTCCCCACTGGGGAAGTGCAGATTACGTTAATTCGTAGCGACGCGACGTTGTCCGCTGTGGGCGTGACGACCGCCGACGCGGTGCAGAAGCTAGCGACCAAGGCTGACGCCTGCTGGAAATCCCTCCGATGAGCGCGTGGACTTGGAAGCTAAAGAACCTGCCGCATCGCCTGCGGGGGTGGCGGGAAGAGGCGAAGCGACTGGCCAAGATTGGCGTGAATGCTGAGCTGTCGGCCCGCGTCCGCCATCCCGGTGGTGACTGGATAGACCTTGGTGTGGCCTCGCGCCGCGTGATTACGACCGTCGGCGCCGGGTTCATTGTTGACGCATTTCAGAATCTGGTAGAGCTGGAGGCCATGAATTATCATGACTCCGGTACGGGCACGAATGCCGAGTCGGCGGGCGATACAGGCTTGCAGACCCCGGCAGGTCCGTCCCGTGTGCTGGGCACGCAGTCGGAAGGCACGAGCGTGCAGTACAAGACGGTGGCCACCATTGCCTATACCACGACACAGGCCATCACGGAGCATGGCATCTTCTCGGCCAGCACCTCCGGCGTCCTGCTCGACCGCTCGGTGTTCACGGCGATTAACGTCGTGAACGGTTCGCAGATTGAGTTTACCTATACTCTCACCGTCAGCACGGGCACCTAATGGCTGACAATATTGGGTACACGCCGGGTAGTGGCGCCTTGGTCGCCAGCGACGAAGTCACCTATTCGAGTGATGTGTCGCTGGTGCAGTTGATGCGCCCGGTGCTGGTGACTGGCGCCGAAGGGTCCAAGACCGTCGTCGAGCTAGGTGGCGACGCCTCAAACGGGCTGGATGTTGATGTGACGCGCGTGAGTGGCGTGGTCACGATTGGCGAGGGCACGAACGCCGTCAGCGTGGACACCACGGGCACGGACGCCGAGTCGAACGCGGTCAACACCCTGCACACGCAGGGGCGTGGCTACACGTTCAACGGCACGAGTTGGGACCGCGTGCGCGGACATACCACCATCGTTGATACGTCGCAGTTTACCTCGGCGCAGACGGGCGTGGCACTGTGGACGCCTGGGTCCACGCGAGCGGTGTGCGTGACGGGCCTCCAAATTCAGAGTTTCGGCACGACGGCTGGCACCTGCATCGTCTGGTTTGGCGCATCGGGTGACACGACTTACACTCGCGGCACCGACCTCGCGCTGTTTGACGGCGAGTTTGCGCCAAGCAACACGAACAAGCCGGGCGTGTACGTCACCTTCCCGTTCCCGGTGCGTGGCGCAACGGACCATGTGGTGCGCCTGACCACGACCAATGCCCAGAGCGTCACGGTCACCGTGATGGGATACGAGATTTAAGTGGCAACGACGTTGTATCTCCGTGACCTTGCATCCAGCCTTGGTGGGGCGGGCCAAAAGGCCTGTTCCCAGCGGCAGGGGCGCGCGGCGGTGACGACGACGACCAATACGGTGGCCAGCGGCACCAATATCACCATCACCGCGACGGCGGGCGGGCAGGCTCTCTCGTGGTTTTCCGAGCCGCTGACTAATGCTGTGACCATCAGCGGGACGATTACGCCGAACATCCGGTGCCGCGAGTCGGCTAACGCGGTCAACTCTGGCATTGCGCTGTTGATTGAGCGAACGAACAACGCGGGTACGGTGCAGTCCACGGTGTCGGCGCGTGCCGTAATTGGCGCTGAGGCTGGTACGGCTGAGGCGGCGCGTACTGCCGCGCGTACCCCGACCTCAACAGCGTTTAGCGCAGGCGACCGCATCAAACTAACGCTGTCGGTCATTAACGTGGGTACGATGGGTGCGGGGACGTTTAACACCTATCACGATGGCCCGGCGGCTGGCGCCAGTGGCGACAGTTATGTCACGTTCACCGAAGACTTTGTGACGGATGACCAGTTAGATGTACCAATGTATCAGGTGTTTGGCTCGAATGGATATCAAGGCTAATCATGATTGAAACCTGTCTTGGAGCGTATGCGACGGCAGAAGAGGCATCGGACGCGCTGGTGCTTCGCAAGGAGCCGCAGGCGGAGTTGATGATTCGCCAGGATGGTACGGATGGCGTGCATCCGTACCGCATTTGGTGGGTGCGTGGTGCGTAATGTCATTGCTCCTACTGCTCAAGTCTGGTGGGGCGCCTCCAACCCCACAGGCGGTGACTGGCACATTGACCATGGCAGGCGCATTAACGGTCAATGTTCAGACGCCAGTGGCAGTGGCAGGGGCGTTGACCGTCAGTGGGACATTGTCGTCGGTGCTGGATACGCTGGTCTCGCTCGCCGGGACACTGACAACGGCCGGGGCCGTCGCCACAGCGTTGAAGGTGGGGAAGGCAGTGATTGGAACCTTGGTAGCAAGCGGGACGACGGCAGGCAGTTATAGTCCGCCGTCTGGCGATGATGGATTGACTACGTTGCGGCGACGCAATCAAACGGACTGAGGGAGATATGGCAGATTTTTCTGGGCGGTTTATCGCGCAGTGGTCGGAAGTGGCCACGCAGAACACCAATGTGGCCGCGACGGCGACCAAGGCTGGGGTGGCCAATCAGCGCCATTTCATCACGGGCTACAGCGTCTCGTGCAGTGCGGCTCCGGCGGCGGCGGTTAGCACCACGGTGACTTCGGCCGCCACGACGGTTGAGCGCGTGGAGCTTCCGGCGGCGGCGTTTTCGCCGATTGTTGTGAACCTGAGCGCGCCGATTCGGTGTGGGATTGGCGAGGCGGCCGCGATTACTTGCCCGGCGGTTGGCGGGACGACGCGGTCCAGCGTGGCGCTTCGCGGCTTTACGACGTACGAGTAATGCTCGTTCAACTGCTCTGGGTTGCGGTGGCCGCATACGCCGTACACCGTATCGCAACAGTGGTGGAACGGTTTGCTCCAAATGCCCCAGGGGCCGTTCCGCCTTTCACTCAGGTCGAGGAAGTTGTTATTCCTGACGACCTGATGGCATTTGCCATGTCGCAAAGCGAGCAGTGGGCACAGGAAGAGGCTGTGCGGGCGATTCAGCAGAATTATGAGCTGTGGAAGGACTGGAACCGCGTGAGAGCCGCTATGAGTATTGGGAGAATGCCGTCATGACCATGCCGCCGATGGACGACCAGGATTTTGCGCCGGACCAGGGCCTCGACGAGCTGATGGGTGCCATGCTCTCAGAGCTAGAGGCGGACCCGTTTGGCGGGCAGGAGTCGACGAACGACCGCGTGGCGGCGAATGAGCCGGAGCCGGACGGCACCTCTAAGGCCGAGCGCGTTCGGTCGATGATGGAGGCGCTGTATGGCGACGATTTCCCGCTTCTGAGCGAAGATACGGCGCAGAGCGACGAGGCTTGGGCTAGCTGGGCGCGGCGACTGTGGTCGTCGCGACGGTCGGCGGTCGAAAAGCACATGCATCTGGTGCAACGCAATCGCATGATGCGGGCGGGCAACCAGTGGATTTCGTCGTCCAATGGCTCGCCGTGGTCTGAGCCGCCCCGGCCCAAGGATTCGGCGCGTATTGTCCATAACATGATTGACAAGGCGCTTGACCAGCGTCTTCAGATTCTGACGGACCAGCGTCCCGGCTTTTCTATTGCGCCGTCGACGGAAGACCCGGACGACAAGAAGCGGGCGTATGCCCGTCAGGTGGCGTGCGAGTTCCAGTACGACCAGATGAATATGGCGTCCAAGGGCAAAGAGGCCGCGTACTGGGCGCAGACGGATGGCGTGGCGTTCTGGCATGTGTTTTGGAATCCCGACCGGGGGCCGTGGGATGAGCGCCTTGGCGAGAATGGCTCGAAGGCTCCGATGGGCGATTTGGATTGCCGCGTTCTCCGCGTCGAACAGGTCCGGGTTAGTCCAGAAGCAACTGTCAATGTGGACCCCTCATGGGTGGTGGTCCGTGATGTTATTTCCCGCTCCGAAGCGGTGGCGCGCTGGGGATATACTGGGGCGCAAGCGGCCGATACCCTGAACAATTACAACTCGCTGAACAATGACAACCTGAGTGGGCTGTCGGAGTTTAACGAGGGTTGGGTGCTGAGCCATACGACCATTGGCGAGGGCGAGCGTCTTCGCAACACGGACACGACCGAGCGGTACACGGTGTACCTGGCGCCTCAGCCCGACATCCTGCCGCAGGGTCTTGAGGTTGTGGTGGTCGGCAATCGCGTGGTGTTTGGCTGGAGCGACTTGCAGTTCGGCACCATTCCGATTGTGGCGGTGCGCGATGGCTCGTCAGACCCGTCGTACTACCCGCGCCCCATTATGGAGCAGTGGATTGAGTCGCAGATGCGTATGAATGCGCTCGTGTCGAAGTGGTACGAGAACATTCGCGTCAACTCTGGCGGCCGATTCTTTGCTCGCCCCAACACGGTTGTCACCGAGACGTTTCTTGGCGGCGTGACTTCGATGATTGAGGTCAAGGGAGCTGGCGGCCTGGCGGACAGCATTCAGCCGTTTAATGGCTTCTCGGTTGGCAACGATGTCAAGGAGGCCTTTGCGCTTGAGAAGGCCTCGTTTGAGGATGCATCTGGCTATAACGCCATTAGCCGTGGCCAGGTGACTGGCGAGTCTGGCCGGGCAATTATTGCCAGTCGCGAACAGCTTGAGCGCGTATTTGCGCCGCCAGTGCAAGCGCTTGCCATGGCCTTTACGTCGTGGTGCAAAGTGACTCTTGCTGGCATGGGCTGGGGCTATGATTTGCCGCGCTCGCTCGGAACAGTTGGCCGCTCGCGTCCGGACCTCGCGCGCGAAATTACCGGCTCCGACCTTGACGGTGCGGCTGATGTGCGTGTTGAGCCAGCGACAATGATGCCAATGCCGCTTAGTTTCCGGCTCTACATGCTTGACAATTGGCTACAATCTGGCGTTATTGACCTGAAGGAATATCGGCGTCGGCAGATGTTTGCCGTTACCCGTGACATTGGCACCCCGGATGAGGACCAAGAGGCACGGGCGCGGCGCGTGACTGACGCATTGCTTCGGCGCGTGACACCGCCGGAGATTCGGTGGCAGGACAACGAAGCGATTCACCAGGATGTGCTGGAGCGCGACATCATTCTGCAAGATGACATCCCGCAAGATGTTATTGCGGCGGCTCAGGAGCGGTGGATGATGCTGGCGGAGCAGGCCCAGCAAAAGATGGCACAACAGCAGGGTCCAATGCCGGGGGCGCCGGGTGGCGCTCCTGATGGCGGACAGGGCAATCCGAGCTTGGCCCAAAACGCCTCGGCTCTCCCACCTAGCCAAGTTCCCCTTTCTACGTCTAACCCTCCGACTGGCGCAACCCAGCTCCTGACTCAGGTGCTGAGTGGCACGCCGGACGCGGAGCAGGCGGCGAGAATGCGGGAAACGCGGACCATTTCGTAAGGAGCGTGTAATGCCCAGTATGACCGATGCCATGGATTTCAACAATCTGATTGATGAAATCGCCACGAACGTCGCGCCCAAGGGCGACGCCGTTCCCGCCAAGGCCCTTGTTACGCCAGCGCCTGAAGCCGAAGAGGCTGAGCCTGACGCCGAGGAGCTTGCGCCGGAGGAGGAGGTTGTTGAAGAGGAGGCCAGCGAGGAAGAGGAGGCGGAACCCGTCGTTCTTCCCGAGGGCATGGTCGCCGTCCCGACCATTGCCGACAAGCTGGTCACCGAGTTTGTACTGCGTGACAATACCGGAGAAGAGGTAGAGACTCCCGCGCTTGTCATCGAGTACAAGGCTAATGGCAAGATTCGCAAGGACCGAATCGACCAGGTCGTCAAGCTGGCGCAGTTTGGGGTGTACAATCAGGAACGCGAGCAGGCGATTCAGGCCCAACAGCAGGAGGCCGAAGACGCCGTGCAAGACGCCCTATCGCAGTTGGAAATGCGTGAACAGCAGATTCGCAATCTGCTGGAGGACGAAGAGGCGTATCTGCGTATCCGTGAGCAGTATATGGCCGAGAACGAGCCGGAGAAGCGCGCTCGCCGGGCGGAGTCTGAGGTGCAGGAGATGCGTAATCAGCGCAACTCTGAGCGGCAGGCCCAGCAGGCTGAGCGATTCTACTCGCAGTCGGTGGTTCCGGCCCTACAGGACATTGCCTCCCGGTTCCCGGAAGTCGATGTCGAAGAGGTGTCGTCCCATCTTGGGGCCGCGCTGGTGCCGATTATGAAGAACGGCGTCGTGCCGCCCGCGATGTACCCGCAGGTTGAGCAGTACATTGCCACAAGCCTGATGGAGTGGGCTGAGGCAAAGCACAATGCCCGCGTGTCGCGATTTAGCGGCCAGCAGGCGCGTGCGAAGCAGGAGGTGGAGGCGGCAAAGATTGCCACCGCCAAGGCGAAGCGTAGTGCGGCGACCGCCGCGCGGCCTGCTGTACGCTCCGCCGCCTCAAGCAGTGCCAAGAAGCAGGCTCTTTCGGACAACGCCACGCTCGAAGATGCCGAGAATGCGGCGTTGGACGCCATTCTTTCCTCTCTTAAATAACTGACCCATGCCTGGCCCGACGAACATTATTACCGATACTGAGCTTTCTGGTCTGCTCAAGAACGTTTACTCGCAGTTCCGTGAGAAGGTCCAGAACCTTGTCACTCCGCTTCTCGCCCAGCTCCAGAAGGGCAAGGCGGGCGGCCCCCGGAATCTCCGCTGGGGCGGCAACGATGTGTTTTTTGATGTGGTGACTGGCCGCCCGTCTGGCGCGGTTTTCTCGCCGAACGGCTTCTTCCCCGAGGACACCTTTGCGTCTGAAAAGCAGGCGCGTGTTCGCGTGGCGCGTGCGTATGTGACCCGGCAGATTGACGGCCTGGCCTTTGTTGGCACGCAGTCGAAGGAGGCCGCGTTTACCTCTATCGCCAAGAAGACGATGGAGGAGATTAAGGACGCCTCGACCCTGCTGATGCAGCAGGCGCTTCACAATAAGGCGGACGGCGTGTGCGCCCTTGCGGTGACCGCTGGCGCGACCACGACCTCGTTTGGCGTGACTTCGCCTTATGGCGTTGTTGATGCGACGAACCAGAACCAGGGCGCTCTGCTTCTTGCCGTTGGCGACAGCATTGCGGTCCTGACTGGCGCGTCTGGCACGACCTCGAAGGGCAAGACTCGCATTACGGCGATTGGCGCTCCGGACTCGGTGACTGGCGTTTCGACCATTACGGTCAGCCCGGCCCTCGGCTCGGCTCCGGCCAATCCCGACCGCATTGTCAAGCTCAGCAACAATGCGTCGGAGGCGTACCCGGCCGACCCGAATGCTAGCGCGTTCGCGATGAACGGCCTTATCAGCATCACGAACCGTGCGGCTGGCTACAACTCGCTTCATGGCATTGATGCCGCGACCGACACTATCTGGAATGCTACGCAGATGGTGGCTGGCACGGACACCCCGGATGCGACGGCTCCGACCGAGTCGGACATTTGGGACCTGATTCAGCGCGTCTCGGCGCGTTCGGGCAAGGACGCCCTGACCCGTCCGCAGGAGTTCCTGCTTATGGGTACGCCGGGTCTTGGCAAGAAGCTCATGGAGTCGATGGTTGGTCAGCGTCGGTTCACGGCGAGCGAGTTCAGCACGACCATCAAGGGCGGCTACAAGGCCATTGAGGTCTGCGGCATTCCGTTCGTCATGGACTACTATGTGCCGCTTGGCACCATCTACCTCCTCCACCTCCCGTCGCTGGCGTGGGTGGATGCGAAGGATTGGGGCTTTGTGGAGTTTGAGGGCGCTGGTCCGTGGCGCTGGCTCCAGGGGCGCGATGCGTTCGAGACGACCTATGGGTACTATGGCAATCTTGCCTGCCTTGCGCGTAACGCGCACGGCTCCATCCGTGGGTACGTTGACACCGTGAAGTACTCGCACCTCATCTAACCTTCTCTGGCTAGGGGGTAGGGCATAGGCTCTGCCCCCGACGCCTTGGAGCTTTAATGTCTAACAATGTGTTTGCCCCGAAGCCGGGACGATTTGGCACGGCTCCGACGTTTGTCAACGTGGCGATGACGACGGTTCCTGCGTCTGGCGTTACCACGCTGACGACGGCCGTTGGTGCCATGCCGACAACTTCGGTCATTAGCAAGTTCAATGTGTCGGCCATTACCTACCCGGCGGGTGCGACCGTGAACGCGAAGCTGGTGAAGTCGCGTAGCGGTGAGTCGGACCTTGACCTGACGGCGGCGACGGTGATTAACGGCCTTACGGCTGGTGTCGGTACGTCGATTCCGCTTGTTGCGACCCTGACGGATGTCCAGAAGACGATTCTTCCGACGGACACCCTGAAGGTGGTGACGAGTGGCACTGGCACGGTGACGACGGCGTCGGTTGGCCTCATGGCCAATGTCGAGCTGATGGTGACCGAGTAATCGCATGGCGCTGATTTTTGGCGCCTCTGGTAACCCTGAGCCGTCGCCTGAGATTCAGCGGCGGCTTAGGGCTATCGACTCTAGGCTCTCGCTCAAGTTTCATCCAGACTTCCCGCGTCACTGGTCTGTCATGTGCGATTGGCGGCAGGACGACCGACGCTGGGAGCGCGTGCAGACGGGGGCAGTTGACCCGGCCCAGGCGCAAGACATCATTGGCTGGCTCCCGTTAGATTGTTCGGTGGAAGATGCTCCGGCGTATTTGGAGCGGACCATCTCGCAGTTTAGCCATCGGACAGCCGAACGGATTGCGTTTGATGTCACCAAGTGGAATACTGAGACGGTGCTGAGGGACGAGATTGGGGCAGTGATGGATGAGCTGGCCAACTCCAATTTCGGGGAGAAGGACAACAGAACGACGGGCAATCGCACGCGGCATGTACTAACGACGTAGGGGAGTAACCATGGCAACGCTGACCATTAATCAGCTTGTGTCTGAGGTGCGTCAGAATATCGACGCAGAAAGCGCGCCTCGCTGGAGCGATGCCGAGGTTATTACCGCGCTGAGCTATGCCCATGAGGGTTTGTGGAGTCGCATCTTGAGTGCGGCTCCATATTATCGCTTTCAGTCCCTGTCGGTAGCGACAGCGGCTGATGGTACTTTTCCGGTCTCTGCCCTGTCAACGGGCACCGGAAATGACCAGAAGCGCTTCTATCGCATTCTGTCGGTCAATGATGGACAGAATGAATATGTCGAGACGCGCTTTCAGGACATTCCGCTAGGGGCAAATTCAGCCTACACAAAGTACCAGCGCAAGCTGTATTATCTGGCTGGCACCAATTATCAGACGCTTCCGGTCGGCACCAATAGCCTAACGGTCGTGGTCAATTACAAGCCGACCATGCTTCGGGACTTTGTTCCGGCTGGCGCGGTGAGCGCGTATAACATTCCGATTGACTGGCCCGAAGGGAGCGAGAACGTGCTGGTGTATGACGCCGCCTCGCGCCTGCTTATGAAGGGCGGGGCCGAGGCAAATACGGCCGCTCTGTTTGGCCGCATGATGCAGACGGACCTTGCTGACATGCTTGACGACATTCGTCGCATGAGCATCAACCCGACGCGCATGGCCTACCCGGATAGCGCGGCCATCTGGGGCGGCTGATGCCGACGCCTGTTCGCGACGCGCAGAGTGGGTTTTCTGGAGGCATTAACACCGTCTCCGACCCGATTGCGCTTCAGCCCAATCAGATTCGCCGCGCCGTCAATGCGCGCATTAATCAGTACGGCGCAATTGAGAAGCGGCTTGGCAGTGTCAAGACCAGCACCAACCCACTTCCGTCCGCTGGAACTAACGGATTTGGGTGGGTGAAGGACAATGGCGACGCCTTCAGCTTTGTCATGGGCGCAAATGGCGTGCTGTATTACGCCCAGTTTTCCGATGGCAACGTTTTGCCAGCGGCATCGTGGACGGCGGCGGCGTGGACTGGCGGCACTGGGTCATTTAGCACGACCGTTACGCCGACTTTTTGTTCGTTTCGCGACGGGTCTACTGGCGCCGATGCCGTGTTTATTGCCGATGGTGGCAAGCTTGTTCATTGGCATTCTGGCACCAATTTGCTTGTTAGAGAAGGTGGCGCGTCTTCGCACTCTGCGTCGTATATCAAAGTGCATAACCAGCGCATTTGGGGATGCGGTGACCCTGACTCTCCGGACTCCATCTTCTACTCGAAGCTGAACGACGGGTCAAGCTTTGGCCACGCCGGAGGCGGCGAGATTGTTGTTCGGACATTTAGCGACGAGAAGGTGGTCGCGCTGGCGTCTGTCGGCTCGTCCTTGCTCATCTTTCATCGTCGCGGCATTAGCCGACTGACTGGATTTGGGCAGGACGATATCACGGTTCAGCCAGAAGGCGTGTCGTCTCAGACTGGAACGCTTGCTCCGCTGTCTATTGTTGAGACGGACGGCGCCGCATTCTTCGTGTCTGACCGTGGGGCGTTTGTGGCCACCGAGGGAAGTGTGTCACAGCTTGGAACCCCAGCGACCCCTGACCCGCTTCTGCCGATTGTCGAGTCCCTGTCGGCGTCCAGTCTCGCCAATATCCGTGGCGTTCTGTCCCGCCGGACGCAGGAGATTTGGTGGTTTGTGCCTGGCTACGGGGTGTATGTCTATCACCTTGTGCTTCGCGCATGGTCTGGTCCGTGGACTGGCGAGTATCTAACGACTGGCGGCATGTGGACCTGCCCGGTTGAAGATGAAGCCGAGTTGTTTGTGGTGCGCTCTAATACGTCGGACAACTCTGTCCGGCTGTGTGAATTTCCTGGCGTGTACACAGATGGCGCTACCATGGACACTGGGGCTGGCGGAACAGCGGTGTCAATGGCTGTACAGCTCAGGCGTATGTACTTCAATGACGACTCTCAGGCCAAAGCTCTGCGCTTTGGTTATTTGACGGCACGTTTGACTGGGTCGGCAACGCTAAATGTCCAGTGGAAGACCAACGAGGGAACGGCTCAGGCGTTGATTACAGCGCCCGCCGCTGGCTCGTGGACCACCTCAGCCTCGTGGAATGCCTATGGCGCAACGTGGACTGGGCCAGTCGATTCCGATAGCTACCGCATTGACATGGGCCTCAAGGGCTACTGGACCGATGTGACCCTGTCGTCAAGCGAAAACAACATTCCCGTTATTAGCCGCTGGCAAATGGACGGATTTATTCTTGGACGGAGATAGCAATGGCTGAGCAGATTGGCGAACACCTGATTCCTTCTGCGTACAATACTCCGGCGCCTAATGACCCGCTGGACGCGACTGTTATTACGGGTAACTTTAATAACACGCGGACGTATTTTAATGCTCACGACAACGACCCGACGATTCATGTGCAGTCCGGGGCGCGGCCTGCGGCTGGCACTATTGGTCGCAAATGGGTGTCGACTAGCACGGTTGGCGGGACGACCGTCGCCTCGCTAGCGTATGATACTGGCGCCGCCTGGGTGACGGATACTACGTTTGCCGTGACCAATGGCCAGCCAGGGATTTACGACGCTGGCAACTCTGGCACCTCGCTGGCAATTAACTGGAATAACGGTCCAATCCAGAAGGTGACGTTGACCGGGAATGCCACGCTGACCTTTTCAAATCCGCAGACGGGAAGCACCTACACACTGATTCTGGTGCAGGATGGCACTGGTGGGCGAACGGTGACTCTGACGGGGTTTGACTTTGGCGACAACCCGCCGTCCTATAACACGGCGATTAACAAGAAGAACGTCGTCTCTGGGCTGTACGATGGCACGGAGTACCTTGCCGCGTTTGCCGTAAAGGGCGCCTAATGCTCGTTCAGCGCATGGCGCTCTTTGGCGGGAACTTGCCAAAGCCGTCCTTCGCCTCCGTGGCGTGGGGGACGGTCTTTGTGCCTAATGATGGTGGTGGCGAGTTTAACATCACATTTAGCCTGAGCAATGCCGCTGGCGGCGAGTATGTTGATGTGACTTGGCAAATTGCTGGGACTTCTCCTGTCGGGGAAACGACCAGTGGGCACTTTACATCGTCGCCCATTACGATTATCCCCGGCAATGGAACGTACCCCGGCGGCGGGCTGTGGTCTGGCGACGTAATTAATGCAACCTGTCGCCTTTACACTGGCACTGGCGTGCTAGTGGACACCTACGTTCTTGCGGCGTATAACTGCTAATGGCCGTTGGCGACTATGACGTAAAGCCATTTACTACGCCTGTTGGCTCAGACCAGCAGGCGTGGCAGACTCGCAACAACGACAATGTGTTGCGGGCCAAGTTTGTTGCCCATCAGGGCGACTTGGTGGCGCACGTTCAGTCTGGTCCGTCTGCGTCGCGTCCGGCTTCTGGCACGGCTATTGGCGAGACGTATGTTGCTACAGATACTGGTGCCCTGTCGGTCTGGAACGGCACTGCCTGGGTCACATATACTGGCAGTGGTGGCATCTCGGATGGCGACAAGGGTGACATTACCGTTAGCGGCAGTGGGGCAATCTGGACGATTGATTCTGGCGTTGTCAGTACGTCCAAGATGGGCGGCGACGTTACTGCGGCTGGCAAGGCACTGCTGGACGATGTTGATGCGGCGGCTCAGCGCACGACGCTTGGCTTAGGGTCGCTTGCCACGGCCTCGTCCGTTAACCTTGCTACGCAAGTTAGTGGCGTCCTTGGCAAGGCTAACGGCGGCACGAATAACGCAAGCTGGCCAGCAACCAGCACTGGCGAATACCTGACTATCTACGACTCGACGCCCGGCGCCGAGCGTATCGAGCATTTCCCAAACGGGACTGTCGGGCAGGCGCTGATTGTTGGTGCTGGTGGTACGAGCCTGACCTGGGGCAACCCGGCGCCAGGCCCTCATGTGTTTGCTGACACTACTGGCCTTGGGACGTACCACACAACGTCCGGGCTTACGTCTGGCATGATTCTCCAGGCGACTGGAGCTACAACCGCTAGGTTCCAAAATCCCAGTATTCCGGCGTCTGGTATCACTGGCGGCACTCTTGCGGTGCCTGGGCCTGGAACGTTTGCTGGCGCGCTATACACGTTTACAAATGATGTAACTGTCGTTGGCACGCTAAGCGCGTCGTTGCCATGGACAAGCATTACCGGGAAGCCAACCTACTTCCCTGCGGATTTGTCCAATGTTAGCGGCGTACTTGGTACGGCCAATGGGGGCACGAACAACGCTTCGTGGCCAGCGCCCAATAGCGGCGAGTTTATTGTCACCTATGACTCGACGGTTGGCGCCCAGCGTCTTGAGCATTTCCCGAATGGCTCTAATGGCCAGGCGCTTATCATTGCTGGCGGCGCGCCAGCGTGGGGCAACCCTGCGCCAGGGCCGCATGTGCTTGCCACTGGCACTGGCCTTGGCCCGGAGCATACGGTCTCTGGCCTAACCGCTGGGTGGATTCTTCAGGCCACTGGTGCCACAACGGCTAAGTTTCAAGTCCCTTCAATTCCCGCTTCTAGCGTCACCACTGGAACGTTTGGCGGAACGTCGTACACGTTTACCAATGACGTTACAGTTAGCGGAACCCTGACAGCAAGCCTGCCGTGGCAGAGCGAGTTGGTTGAAGTCGTCTGGGGAGTTCCTGGGGCTAAATCTGGCACTGCCATTGAAATTCAAGGCAGTTGTCAGGATGTCACGGGTGCGACTGTGGCAAGTGGCGAAATCAGTTTTATGGTCATGGTTACTGACAGCGCTGCAAGCAATGAGCCGTCTGACACAGCAACCATTAGCGTGGGCACCATTACGCCACTTGGCTCAGTGCTTGCTGGTGACGGCACGGCAACCGCGCACTTTAAGACAACTAATGCTGGCACCTTTACGATTAAGGTGTCTGAACCTGGCGCTGGCATCCGGTATATCTGGATTCGTCCCGGCGGCCATTGTCAGCGCTACGTTAAGGCGCGAGACGGAATTTTACCCATCACCTTTTGATGACCTATGGCAAAGAAGAAACTTGGTAGTACTAAGCTGGTAGATGAGGTTCTTGTAACATCGGCTTCACTAACAGCCGACGTTACGGGCACGCTTCCTGTCGCCAACGGCGGAACTGGTCAGACCAGTTATACCGATGGGCAGTTGCTTATCGGTAATACGGCGACGACTGGCCTTACTAAGGCTACGCTAACGCAAGGGACTGGCATTACTATTACCAATGGCAACGGTAGCATTACGATTGCTTCGTCTGCTAGTGGCACTGTCAATAGCGGCACAATCAATCAGCTTGCGTACTACGCCGCGACTGGTACGGCTGTTAGTGGATTGGCTACCGCAAACAGCGGCGTGCTTGTTACGAGCGGTACGGGCGTTCCGTCGATTGCTACTGACATTCCAACTGCTATTACTATTGGCACTGCCTACATCTATCGTGTTGGCGGCACCGATGTTAGCGTGGCCGATGGCGGCACTGGTTTTTCGACGTATGCCGTTGGCGATATTTTGTATGCCTCTGCAACGTCGACTCTTGCCAAGCTAACAGCAGTTGCAGACGGCAACGTTCTGCGGTCTGCTGGCGTTACAACCGCGCCAGTGTACGGCAAGGTTCGCCTCTCTGGTGCTGTCACGGATATTACGGGCACGCTCCCTGTCGGAAACGGTGGCACTGGTCTGACGACTGGCACCTCTGGCGGTGTGTTGTATTTTTCTAACACCAACACCGTTTCATCGTCTGCCGCTCTTGGCGCCAATCTTCTTGTCATTGGTGGCGGAGCAGGCGCGGCTCCCAGCACTGTAGCGTCTGGTAGCGCCAATCAGGTTCTTGTCAATGGCGCCCCGCCATCCTGGACGTTTATTGGGGCGGCAAATCTTGGCACGACGCTTCAGAACATGTTTGGCGATGTGTCGTTTGCGGCGGCCACCGGAACCTCGCCCAACAAGGAATCCCAGGCGTCGGTAAACAACCTCGCCGGAGGGTCTATTGCTTCGGCCACTAGCGTTGTCATGGTGATTGTGTCTGACCTGTCTACAGAATGCTCGCCTTCTGCTACGGCGACTCTTTCGGCGGCTGGCACTCCGGTTGGCACATTGCTTGATGGAGGTGGGACGGCAACGGCGATTTTCCGCACCGATGCCAGTGGCCTGTTTACGGTTCGCGTAAATGAACCTAGCACGGGTGTACAGCGATATTTGTGGGCCAAGCAGGGTCCGAATAGCCAGGCGTTTATTCGTTCGACTAGCACTTCGCCCCTCGCCATCTCCTTCTAATAAATGGCAAAGAAACTTGGTAGCACCAAGTCTACGGACAATGTTCTGGTGACTTCAGCAAATCTTGCGTCTGAAGTCACCGGAGTATTGCCTGTCGCTAATGGTGGAACTGGAAATTCTGTCTATACCAATGGGCAGTTGCTTATTGGCAATACGACCGGAAACACGCTAACAAAAGCTACCCTGACGCAGGGAACTGGCATTAGCATTACCAATGGCGCCGGAAGTATTACCATTGCGTCTACGGCAACTGGCGATGTGGTTGGGGACGACACAACTACTACCGTGCAAAACATTGTCGCCTACAATTCCACTGGCGGCAAGAACATCACTGAGCTGACTGGAACGCAGGGTGATGTGCTGTATCACAATGGCACAAATTGGGCGAAGCTGGGAGCTGGCACCGCCGGGCAGGTTCTTCAAACTGGCGGTGCTGGCGCAAACCCATCTTGGGTAAGCGTGTCTGGCGACCCGTGGACCATTCGGCGACTAACGTCAGATTTTACTACAACCAATAGTACTTTGACGTTAGTTAGCGATGGCACCAACTTGATGCGTCATCGTCCAGCGGCCAATACCGTGACTGAGTATCAAATCTTTTTGATGATTCAGACGGCCACTGCAACAAATAACCCACGCACTGCATGGGAGTGGGCGACCTCACTGGTTGAGGGGGCTGTGCAGATTTTTCAAACCAGCTCCGGCTCTGGCGTTCAAGCCTATGAGTCTGGCAACATTTCTGCGGCCGTGCAAATTCCGGCTGGTGGACTGCCGACGGGAGCAACTACATGGCCAGTTCGCATTTGGGCCGTCACGGTAGCTGGAGGTACAGCGCCAGGCGGCTTTAATCAAGTGTCTATGGCCGCAGAGACCGCTGGCACGACGATGACAGTCAAGGCCGGGTCGTTTATGAAGTGGAGAACGCTGTAATGGCAAAGAAAAAACTCGCCCTCCGACGGCCGTCCCCATCAGACCCTGGAAAGTGGGCGGCGGCTATTGCTGAAGCCAAGGCCAAGTTCAAGGTCTACCCATCGGCCTACGCCAACGCATACGCTTCCAAGCGGTACAAGGCTATGGGTGGCGGGTGGCGTGGCCCCAACAACAAGGTAAAGTCCGATGGCTAAAGGCGGCCTTGGCAAGTGGTTTGGCGAGGAGTGGGTGGACATCTCCCGCAAGGACAAGAGCGGCGCGCACCCTCCGTGCGGCCGGGACAAAGCAGACACCTCATCAAGGGGATACCCCAAGTGCCGTCCCAAGGCTGAGGCTGGTAGCATGAGTGCCGGAAAGAAAAGACTTGCAGTGCGTAGAAAGCGTAGTCAGCCACAGGGAGTTGGCGGCAAGCCAACCATTGTCAAATAGGAGAAATTATGCCCATCAAGAGCAAATCCCAGCAACGGCTTATGTATGCGGCCGCTGGTGGCAAGGTGCCGGGCCTTTCCAAAAAGGTTGCCCGTAAATATATTTCAGAAACGCCGCGTGAGGCATACGAGGATATGCCGGAGCGTAGCTCAGCCAAGCGCCGCATGGTAATGCGCCGCAAGAAGAAGGGAGGGAAGTAACAATGCCGCTTACTACAAAGGCCGTGGGATGGCTTGCTGGCCGCATCGGCGGGTCGAAAGCAAAGAACCGCACGATGAACTGGATGAA